GAGATTCGCGGGTATGTGTTCATCTGGGGCGACTCTTCCCACCGCGATGCTTATGACACTTGGTTTGACCGCTCGCGACCACCGGAAATGTCTTTCAACGGCAATCTGGCCGGGCGCGAAATTTGCTACGAACACGGCATGGATGGCGTTATCGGCAAATCGCCGATTGGCACTATCACCCGTACATGGTTCGACGCAACAGGGCTTGCCTTTACGGGCACGCTCGACCGGTCAAGCAATTATTTCCAGCGATTTATTGATGAGCTGCGCGCAGGCGAACTAAAAACATCGTCAGCAACAGCGGCCCATGTCGCTGATTTTTACCCCGACGGGGCATTTAAAAGCTGGCTCCTGGCAGAATTGTCTTTAACGAAGAATCCTGCCGAATTCGAAATGCCAGCGGTTTCACTCGTTCGCTCACAGACAGACACGTCTGTCTCAGCGCACTTAGAAAAGGTTCCTCCTATGCTTCCTGACAACACCCGCAATGCAACTGACCTGATCAATGAAATGGTCGCGGCCGGTTATTCGCTCGACGAAATCGCATCCGCTGTCCAGTCGCTGATGACTCCGACTCCGGGCGATCCGACTGCTGCGATGAGTGCGCCGGAAGATGTTCGGTCACTCGCCAATCAGCTGCGCACCGCGCTTGAAGGCCGGATCAGTGGTCAGCGTGAGGCCAACCGCCTGACACAGGTCGAAGGCGAACTGGCCGCGATGCGCACCTTGCTCGAACAACGTCAGGCGGAACCGCCTCCGCCTTCGGACACGCGTTTTATGCGTCGCGCGCCGCAGCCGCAAATCAGTGTCAGCGAAGACCTGCGCTATGCACACCTGAGCGCTGAACAGATGGCGCTGGGCGTGAAATTGATCATGGCAGGTGTATCGCCAATGATGCGCGGCACCTACCGCATGGGTGACCTGGTCGATAACGGCATCCTGACCGAAGGCTATCTGCGCTCGATGGCGAACAAGTCTGTCGCGGCGATGGCGGCGATGCAGCCGCGCACCGACCCGATCAGTCTACTCGACCGCCAGGCGATGCGGAGCGTTATGCCCTTCCGTGCCGATGAACTGCATGCGACCGACATTACCAGTCACGGGGCCGAGTGGGTGGAAACATTCTACGACACCACGTTGTGGGAACGGGCGCGCGACCAGACGGAGCTGTTCAACCTGATGCAGGAGCGCGGCATGGAAGTCGTGACCATCCCGCAGGGTGCGAACGGCATGAATGTGAAGCTGAACACGGCTTCCGGCGCTGTTTACACGCTGAGCGAGCCTAACAACGTGGACAGCAGTGGCCGTCCTGAAGTTGCGGCAAAGTTCTCGCAGTTCTCGACCAGTGAAGTCGAAGAACCGGCATCGACTCACGTGCTGGCGCATGGCGTCACCTTCCAACTCGAAGAGGACAGTATCATCAACATTATCTCCTGGCTGCCGATGGAGATGGAAACAACGCTGGCTGAAGCGCTGGAAAACGCCATGCTTAACGGTGACAAGACTGCGACCGCCTCGACGAACATCAATATCATCGACGGTACGCCAGCAAGTGGCCTCGAAAAACCGGCTTACATGGCCTTCAACGGCATCTACAAGAATGCTTTGGTCACCAACACCAGCTATTCCGCCGATGGCGGCGCACTGGCAATCGAAGATTACCAGACCGTGCTGGGCCGCTTCCCGTCGGCAATCAAGGCGCGCAAGAAAAACATGCTGTTTATCATCGACAGCTCGACCGAAAATGCGACGCGCGTCCTGCCTGAGCTGCTGACCTTCGGTGTGGCTGGTGCTCAGAACACAATCTATTCCGGCGATCTGCCGCCGCTGTTTGGTGTCATGCCCTACATGAGCGGTCAGGCAGCCCTGGCAAACACGTCCGGGAAGATCAGCGTGACCCCTGGGAACAATACCAAGGGGCGTATTGCTGCGGCCTATGCGCCCTACTGGAAGTACGGTCGCAAGCGCGCCGTCACAATTGAACAAGAGCGCTCTGCGATTGCACAGTCAACCGTGTTTGTCATCACGGTTCGGCATGCTTTCGTTGCTCGCGGCGCGGGTGCGGCGTCCGTGAACTACAACCAGACGGTTTAGTCCTGCCGACCTAATCCCGGCATTATTCTGATCGCTTCAACATTCGAGGAATAAGGGTATGGCAGGTCCAAGAACGCTTTACGCCCTTCAGGGCAAAGACGCCGATTTCGGCGCGGTCACAGGGACCAGTTTCACTGGCCCTGTGACTGGCAACGTCACAGGTAATGTGACGGGTAACGTGACTGGCAACGTCACAGGCGGCGTGTTTCAGCCAGTGGTGACGGTCTCGGCTGATGGCGCGATTACTGTGCCGACGGTCGATACCAAATACATCATCACCAAGGCAGGTGTGGCCGCGCTGACGCTTGTGGACCCCACAACCGTCACGCATGACGGCCTGACACTCACGTTTATCAGCGTGACAGCCAACGCGCACACCCTGTCCAACGCAGCTGGGTCCGGCTTTAATGCTGGCGGCGCATCAACCGATGTTGCGACCTGGGGCGGGGCGAAGGGTGACGGTATCCAGATCACTGCCCATGGCGGGGATTGGTTTGTCAATTACCTGCGTAACGTCACGCTTGGCTAAGTCGCACTAAACCGACTTTCAAACACGAGGCAGAGAAACAGCTCATGGCAACAATTGCAGACTCGTTTACTCCCAACATCACTGATGGCTCGATTTCGCGGCCACCGATGCGCACGCAGACACTGGCCGCCGATGGTGCGATCACGATCGCGGCCGGGGTTGTCTTCATTACTAAGGCGACCGCTGCGGCCATCACCATTGACGATCCGCCGACGACCATGGACGGCGCGGAGCTGCGCATCGTTTCGACGACTGCGGCGGCCCACACTGTGACCAATACGACCGGCTTCGGCGGCGGCACCACCACGCGCGATGTCGCGACATGGGGCGGCGCGATCAGTGACGGCATGGTCCTGGTCGCCAAAAGTGGGGTGTGGTACGTCAGCAGCACCCGCAACGTCACCATCGCTTAATCATCTGAGGCCGGGGATACCGGCCTCTTCGACAGGTGGCTTATGACCGCAGCAAGCTTGCAGGAAACCGAAGTTCTGACGATTACGACCAATGGCAGCGGCGCGGGGGACGCGACAACGGTCAATGTTTACAGTGGGTTCATCTACTCATTGGACATCGATTATGGTACGGCCAGCGCACATGTGATCACCGTGTCCGTGATCGGTGGCGCGGCTGACGATACTGATCGAACAATCTTCACGATTGCTTCGAGCAATACCGACGGCATTCGAATGCCGCGCTTTCTGACGACGAAGGCGAGTGACGGCGCTGATGGAACCCAGTACGATATGGTGCCGGTGGCCGGACGGAAGATCAAAGTATCTTCCACGAGCGCAGGGGCAACCAAAACCATCAAAGTCCGTCTCGTTCTTCTACGCTAGGAGCCTAGCCATGCAGCAGATTCAGATTCTCGAAAACTACGGCGGCAAACGCACCAACAACCAGCGCATTCTGCCAGGGGTGTACGATGTCGGCGACCCGGCTTTATTCGGCCTGGAAGACTACCTGGTGCATGAGCTGAAGAAAGCCGTGTATCTGGAGCCTGAACCGCTCAATAGTGCTGAAGTCGTCGGCACGGTTGAAGCCCTGGCTCCTATTGACGATGACGACTCTGGCTTCATCTCGCCGCTCGATGCACCGGGAAGTGACCCGACGCCCTACGACAACATGACGCTGACTCAGCTGCGCGCCGAATGCGAAAAGCGCGAGATCAACTGGAAAGAGCTATCCGGGACCGCAAAAAATGGCGGCATGGCGAAATCAGATCTGATCTACCTGTTGGACGGCGATGACCGTGACCAGCGCTATGAAGCAGGGCTTAAGTAGCCATGTTTCAGATCGACCTGATCACCCTGGATTACCTGCGACTGCATCGCGGCCTGGTCGCTGCCGAAGATGACGACGACGATCTGCTGCGCGTGTTCATCGGCGAAGCCTCGCAGGAGTTTTGTGAGGCCACCCAGCGCACCCCGCACCCGTACGTCGCGACCAAGAGCTTTGGCCCGGAACGGCTTCAGGGTGGGCTGCGCCTCCAGCTCGGCGATGACCTGCTCGCAGTGAGTAGTATCACCAATGGCGACGACGCAGCGATCAGCTCGGGCTACCACACCGCGCCGGACAACGTCTATCCAAAATCGGCCGTCCTGCTCAACAGCAGCGGCGCGACCACCTGGTCGTTTACAGACAATGACGACCGGGTCTTGATTGCGGCCCTGTGGGGCTATGTGCCGCACTACGGCCAGCAGTGGGCGAACCTGACCACGCTCAATGGCGCGATGGATGCAACGGTTACCACGTTGGCGATCGCCGACGCCACGCTGCTCGAAACCGGGATGTATGTCCTGGTCGGGACTGAGCAGATGTACGTCGATGATGCAGCGACCCGGCGGGTGGTGCGTGGCGCGAACGGCACAACGGCCGCTAGTCACATCAGCAGCGATGTCGTGCAAAAGTTTGTGCAGTTGCGCGACATCGCTTCGGCGGTGCGCGACCTGGCCGCCTACAAATACCTGACCAAAGATCAGATCGGCAGTCAGGTCCAGGTGTACGACGGCGGCACGGTGCAGGTGCAAAGTCTTTCGCCGATGTACGCCAAAACAGTCGAACGACACAAGCGCCGTCAGGCTATTCTGGGGGTGTAGGATGACGCAGCCGACCGTCCCGTTGGTGCAGGAACGCCTTTACCAGATCTTTAGCAACGTGGGTGCGGTGAAGGCGAAGCGCACGTTTCCCACCACTACAAACAGTGCATCTTTCCCGCTGATGTTTTCGCTGCCAGGCCGCGTGACTGAGCGCACGCAGTCCGGGCAGTATGCCGATGTCACGCGCACCTATGAACTCATCCTGGTGGTGGGGGATTGGAATGGCGGCCTGCCAAGCGAGTCGGCGCAGCGCTCGGCAGAAACCCTGATCGAGACCATCGAGGACGCGCTGATCGCGCGGCCTCGATTGGAACTGACGGATACCGAGTTATCACTCACGCATGCGGCACTCGACGGGGTGATTAGCGCGGTGCTGGGGCCAGAC